GGCATTGCCCGAGGCGTGAACCCCCGGCAGACCGCCCTGGAACTTGTCGGACGCATGGACCCTATCACCCGGACACGGCAGGGGGGCTTCATCGGCCTGACCGGTCAGGAAGCCGGATACGTGATGAACGCCAGGACGCAACTGACATCGGGAAGCCCCGCTGATCTGCGTGCCTATCTGGAGCGGACCCGGCGAGACAAGCGGTTCGATCACCATGTGCAGCGTGCCTTGGAAAGCGGGGAGCCGATCCCGACGGCTGTGATCGAGCGGATGGTGATGCGATACAAGGACCGCCTGCTCAAGACCCGAGGGGATCGGATTGCCCGAACAGAGACACTGACCGCGCTCAACGCGGGCCGGAAAGAGGGCTTTGACCAGATTGTCGAGGCAGCGGGCATCCCGCGAGATCGGACGAAAAAGATATGGCGGGCCACTGGGGACAGCCGAACCCGTGACACCCACTTGATCATGGACGAGCAGGAGAGGGCCAAGGACGAACCGTTCGCCACTCCTGGCGGGTTCTTGATGCAGCATCCTGGCGATGTGTCGCTGGGCGCGCCGCCTTCGGAGACGATCCAGTGCCGTTGCTGGATGGAATACAAGGTCGACTATCTGGGGATAACTGGCGATGGTGACTAAGTTCGCTGCCCAGCTTGATAAGTGGGCCAATCAGACCTCGAGGGACCTTGAACTGATATTCAAGGAAAGCGCCCAGGAACTGTTTTCCAAGGCGCAGACCCCGGTCGCCCAGGGTGGCAACATGCCCGTGGACACCGGGTTTCTACGCAACAGCTTCGTGGCTGGTCTGAACGGATCGACCTCGCTGACCGGGCCTGACGCCTATGTCGCTGCAATAGCTGGCGCAAAATTGGGCGATGTGGTATTTGGAGGATGGACGGCGAAATACGCGGCCCGCATCGAGTTCGGCTTTTCCGGCCAGGACAGCCTCGGACGGACCTATAACCAGGACGGAAGGGGCTTTGCTCGGAAAGCTGCGATGGAGTGGCAGCAGATCGTCCAAAGAAACGCGGCGAAGGTGCGAGCAAGATGAGCCAGACGGAACTGGAAATCGCTCTGAAAAAGCATCTGCATGATGCAGCCCTGGGCTACGATGTGGCCTGGCCGAACCAGTATTTGGACGAGACCGACGAGCCGTTCCTGGTGATCCAGATGCTTCGCGGGGATGTAACCCGCCTTGGCGCGAACGGTGCGGATCCTCACTTCTACACCGGGATTTTCCAGGTCACGGTGATGACGCGCTTCGGGGATAGCACCCGGAACGCCAACGAGATAGCAGATCAGGTGGTGGCCCTTTTCCCTGCGGGGCTCCGCATCGGCCTGACATCGGGCTATTGCGACATCGTTCGCAACCCGGTGGTGCAAGCGGGGTATAAAGACGATGGCCACTGGCGGACGCCCGTGGACGTCAACTACAGGGCCAAGTTCTAAAGGAGACACCAACATGGCTGAGAGCATTGCATCCACGATCAGCATCGCCACTGGCGAGCCTGCCACCTTCGACGCTACTGGCTTCGCTACGCTGACCTACGAAGAGGTCGGTTCAGTCGCCAGCATCGGCGCATATGGGGACACCCATGCTGACATCACCCCGCCGCCTGACCTAAAAACCGGGCGTCAACTGCACTTCACTGGCGCTACCGATGGCGGCGAGGTTCCCGTCCAGGTGCATACCGAGGACTTCGCTGACGCGGGTCAGGGCGCCGTGCGCGCCGCCAATGGTGCCCGGGCGAACTACTCGTTCAGGGTCTTGGACCCGGATGGCAACATCGACTATTTCTACGGTCGGGTCGTCAGCTATCGCGGCCTGGAAAAGTCGGCCACGTCCTATGAGGGGTGCGAATTCACCCTGCGCGTGAACAGCGGCATCGTAACGGATGAGGCATAAGGCATGGACCTAGCCAAGCTGGATGTTCGGGCTGCTGCGGATGATGGTGCGAGCCTTCACCTGCGCAGCCCGTTCACGAACGAACCACTTACAGGGGAAGATGGGAAGGCTGTCACGATCCGAGTTCTGGGCCGTGACAGCGCCCGCGTCGAGGAAAAGCGGCAGGAGATCGAGCGCCGGAAAGCCAAGGGTGAGCAGATCACCGACAAGGAACAGGGCATCGAACTCCTGGCAGTCGTGATGGCTGGCTGGTCTGACAATCTGGGCTTCGATGGTGAGCCGCTTCCGTTCAGCTTCAAGAACGCGGTGCGGCTTCTGTCGGACCCGCGCACGGAATGGATCGGGGAACAGGTCGCGCCTTTTTCCCTGGCCCGCCGCAACTTCGTCGGGAATGTGCGGACGGGCTGATCCTGCGGTCGAAATACCTCGGCTTTTTGCATGAGGTGCCAGAGGGGTGGGAACAGAACAGATGGCAAAGGCATGAGGCGGCAACAGGGCAAGCGCCCGACCTACCACCGCTGCAATCCGGCCAGTATCTTGTGGACGCGCTTGCGGAACTTCGCTTCGCGGACAGTTTTCAAGGGGGGCTCCGGTCCGTATCATGGACGGAGATCAAAGCATACGGGGAACTGACGGGGACCATATCGGAACCGTGGGAAGCCAGGATGCTGAAAGGCATGTCAGAGGCATACGTCACTGGCAGGTCACTGGGCAAACAGCCGCTGGCTAAGCCCCCCTGGGATGGGTCCAGGCTGGTCAGCGCGGTAAGGATGAAGGGTCGCTGACCATGATCGACGTAGCAAACCTAGTCCTGGAGGTGGACAGCCGAGATGTTGAGCAGGGTCGGCAGGCGCTGACCCGGCTTGCCCGGACTGGCACGGAAGCGTCGAACGAACTGGCCACCGCGCTCAAGCGATCTGAAACCGAGTTCAAGGACCTGAAACGGTCGATTGACCCAGCCTACCGGGCGTCAATCCAATACAAGGAAGCCGTCGAGACCGTGCGCCGTGCGGTTCGGACTGGCGCGATCACCCAGGACGAGGCGAACCGGGCGCTGCAACAGGTGGCGACCCAGTATCGGGTGACATCAGCCGCAGCGGAACAGTATGGCATGGCGGTCAGTCGAGCCGGGGGCAGTTCCAGCCGCTTCGGGTTCGCGATCCAGAACGCATCGTTCCAGGTCGCCGACTTCGCTGTGATGGTCGGCTCCGGCATGGGTGTGACCCGTGCCTTCGCCACGCAGCTTCCGCAGCTTCTTGGCCCTCTGGGCATGTGGGGCGCATTGCTCGGTGCCGTGGTGGCTATCGGTGGTGCCCTGGTGCCCGTTCTGTTCGACATAAACAAGAAGACCAAAGAGTTCACCGAACTGCTGGAGGATGCTCAAGCTGCGGTGGATCGCGCTGGGCGCAGCATGGAGATCATTGGGGCGCAGGGGGCAGATCGCCTGCGGGAGCGTTACGGGCAACTGACCGAGCGCGTGCGGGAACTGTCTGAGGCGCTGGCCGACATCGAGCGGCAGGCCATGACCGTCGAAGTGCAGGAAGCCATGTCGGGGCTTTTCTCGCCCGAGTTCTTCGACCAGGTGACATCGAAGCTTGGCGCGGTAGGCGCGGCAATGGTCGAAACCACCGACGAGGACATTGCCTACATGCGGCGCGAGATCGGCCTGCTGGAACAGCAGATCGAGGACTTCCCGCATCTGGAGCCGACACTTCGCAATCAACTCACCGAAATGCGTGAGGAACTGGCCGCGATGATCGGTGATACTGCCAACATGGGCCCCCTGCTGGACGGCATGATCATTCCACCGGATGCAATCCAACAGTTCCGGGACCTAGAACAGACCATCCGAAACGCAACTGCTGCTGGAAACTTCCAGGAAGCTGCTGACGGCATTTCTGACATGCGGTCGCTGATGGAAAGCTTCGGCATCGAGGTCAACGAGGGCGCGGTCGCCAACATGACCCGTCTGGAGGATGTCCTGCGGCAAGCAATCGCCCGTGGCCTTGAACTGGATGGAGCGACCGATGGCACCGCCGCTAATGTGAGTGCCGCGGCGAACGAGGCATCGCGCCTGGCCGATGAACTTATGCGGGCCGCAAGCAATGCCATGTCCCTGGCCCAGCAGAGTGCCTTCGGGGTGACGGAGAGCGAAATACGGCTGCGTCTGGCTGGTGATCCAGTGGCGCAGGCGCGTGAACTTGCTGGTGCCCGGTTCGACTACCAGGTCGGTGACGTGACTGGCATGGACCCAGTGGTCCAGCAGGGGCTTGCCCAACAGCGCGAGGCATACATCGCCAATGCGGAGGCGATTGCCCGGAACCAGCAGGCCCTGTCAGACTGGAACGCAGCCCAGCGCAGCGGAGGTGGCGCAGCCCGAGAGTTCAACCGGGAACTGGAGCGTGCCCGAGACCTCTACACGGAACTGTCTGCCGGACATGAGCGGTTCCAGGCGGAACTGGACCTGCTTCGCCAGCAGTTCGACAACGGGACCATTTCCCTGGACACCTACATCGAGCGCCTGGGGGGACTGAAAGACGCCATGACCGCCAACGAGCGGACAGCGAAGAACCTGGAAAACGCATTCGCCAACACCGCCACGAGCATCGTGATGGGCAGCGAGAGCGCATCGAGCGCGATCAGCCGACTGCTGAACCAGCTTGCCCAGATGGCGCTGAACGCGGCTTTCCAGAGCCTTTTCGGCGGCATGTTCGGTGGGCTGTCCTGGCTGTTCACCCCGTCAGCGATGGGCAATGTGTTCGCCCAGGGCAATATCGTGCCGTTTGCCAACGGTGGGGTGGTATCTGGACCGACCGTGTTCCCGATGGCTGGGCGCAGCACCGGGCTGATGGGCGAGGCTGGGCCGGAAGCGATCATGCCGCTGTCGCGGGGTCCAGATGGCAAGCTGGGGATCCGCGCTGGCGGGGAGCAGACAATCCGTCTGGTGGTCGAGGCCGAGGAAGGCGAACTATTCGTGCCGCGCGTGCGTCAGATCAGCGGGCAGACCGCCGTGCAGGTATCGAGGAACACCGCGAGAGCGCAACAGCGGGCTTTCCCGGCCACGCTGGACGAGTATGACCGGAGGGGAACCACATGAACATAATCACCATGCCCTGGTCGCTTGTGATGGCGCAGGAATTTAACTGGGACATCGACTGGCGCGGTCAGGGGGCGCAGGAGACCAATGCCGGATCGCGGCAGATCGTCTACAATCAGTTCCCGCGCTGGTATGGCAAGCCCAAGCTGACCCTGGAGGGTGAGAACATCCGGCTGTGGCGGGCGATCCGGGCCGAGGCCCAGGGGCGGTTCAACGTGTATCGCATCCCGATGATCGACCCCATGACCTTCGACTTCAACTCGATCCCGCTTTCGGAGCAGAGCATCGGGGTCGAGAATGCCGAAGGGGTGCTGTTCAGCACTGGCTATGGATACGAATACCAGCCGTTCATTCTGGCGCTGGCGGATGCTTCGGTCGGGGCAACCACCCTGGACGTCGACACATCCGGCTTTTCGACTTTCGAGCCGAAGGCGGGGCATATCTACTCGCACAACGACTACCCGTTCGTCGTGACATCGGTCACGGAACTGGCAACGAACCAGTATCGGCTGACCGTGCGGATGGCGGTTCGATCAGCGATCACCGCCGGGGATGTGGTCCGGCTGATCCCGTATGGCCTTTTCGTGGCAGAGGATGATCTGACCGGGCGCGTGACGTTCGACGGTGCGCGGTATGCCCAGCCGGAGTTCGCTTTCGTGGAGTATCAGCGATGACGGACGAGGTGATCGGCAAGCTGGAAATGGTGAACATCAATACGCCGGACGGTGACTTCGGCTTCTTGATTGGGACCGATGGCAAGTTCGTCGATGCCAATGGCAAGGTCTGGTATGGGTCGCAGATGATCAGCGCGAGCGCACTGGAGGCCGCTTACAACGGGGTCGCCCCGCGTGGGGAAATGACCCTGGCTTTTTTCCAGGACCCGGACGCACCGGACCTGGTGGATCAGATCAAGGCACTTGGCAAGGACTATGTGCTGGGTCGAGAGATCACCTTTTACACCCAGCCGTTCACCGAACCCGCCCAGCTTTACGCGCCGACCTTGCAGCCCATCCTGGTGATGAAACGGACCATGCGGTCGATCCGGTTCAACGCCAACGGGCCGCAGGATCGGACCATATCGGTTACGTTCGAAAGCTTGTGGGAGCGCCGGAGGCAGTCGCGCCGCTTCGTCTACAACACCACCGATCACAGCAAGCTGATCGGGACCACCAACCCTTCCCTGGAGTTCATCCCGACCGTGGACTTCCAGGAGCAAAAGCTTTTCGACTGATGGACCTGCTATATCGAGAGATCAACGGCTGGATCGGCAAACCGTTCATATGGGGCGAGCGGGACTGCATGATCGTCCTGGGGGACTGGGTGCAGAAGGTGCATGGGTTCGATCCGGTCGCGGACCTTCGGTTCACCTATGACAGTGCAGGATCGTGCCAACGGCAGACCCGGTTCTTCACCGATCCGGTCGCGGCGGTTGCGCGGTTCGCGGAGGACATCTGCGGGTTCCAGAGGGTCGAGGAACCGAGCAAGGGCGACGTGGGGGTGCTTCGGGTTCCGGTCGATGGTAAGATGCAGCCAGT